GCGGGTCGCTGGTATCGAGGCGTAGATTGGCCTCGACTTCGGCGAGGGTGAGGGGCTCGGTGGCCGGCGCGGCGTGAACTACCAGGGCGGACATGGCGGTGATTTACTCGGCGGCGGCGGATGCAGGCGTCTGCATGATTTCAGGCGACAGGGTGAGGTCGGCGGCCAGGGCCGTGCGGTGCTTGGCCAGGTGTTGGGCTGCGTCTTGTTCGGCGGTGGTGGATTTTTCCGGGGGCGGCTTGGCGGCGAACTCTGGCCGGCGCGGGGAAATCTTGATGGCATAGCCGCCCGCCACCAGGGCGCGGCCTTCGGCATCGGCCACGTCGCGTTCGGTACCGGCCGGGAAGGTGCCTTCCGGGCCGGCCGAGAGGGTCAGGTGTTTGATGCGCATGGGCAATCCTTGTGATTGAGGTGATGCGGGCCGGCATGGCCGGCCCGGCCTGGGGTGAATATCAGGCGGAGATGACGATCAGGCCGATACGCCCAGGCCGAAGGCGCTGGCGATGACGCTGGCGGCCTGGCTGGTGGGCTTGTTGCTGGCGCCGTATTGGATGGCGATGATGCCGCCGACGATGGCGTCGGCCGTCGTGCGGGTCAGGCTGGCGAACACGTAGGGCAGGGTCGGCTTGTAGACGTCCACCATCAGCGCCTTGCTGTCGGCGGTGGTGGCGCTGGCGGTGAAGGCGTCGGTGGCTGCCTGGGTGATCGGCGTGGGGCTGGATACGCTGTTGGCGCTGTTGGCCTTGGCGGTCAGGGTGAGGACGCTGGTGTCGGTGACGTCGCCGGTCAGGGCGATGAACAGGACGCCGTCATAGCCGGACATATCGAGCACGTCGGTGACCAGTTCGGTTTGGGCGGCGGCGGCGGCGGCCTTGACGACCGTGACCTTGATTTCTTTGCTGAGATTCATGGTGTGGTTCCTTTTGGGGTGCGGTTTCCAGCCCGCCCGCGATCAAGCGGGCGGGGAGTGTGCTTCGGCGGGGGTATGGGTTAGCCGAGCTTGACGCGGACGAAGGCCTCAGCCAGGACCGGCATGCCGTCGGACTCCATGCGGCCGATGAAGCCGGTCTGGTTGGTTTCCGCGTACAGCTCCACCAGGCGCTGGATCTGCATATCCAGCGCATCGGCAATCCAGTAGTTGGAGTAATCGCCCAGCAGGCCGACATACTTGCCGGTGGTCAGGGTGGCGGGCGCGTACTCGGACATCATCACCGGCAGGTTGAGCAGCCGGTCCGGCTCGCCGGCTCGGGTGGATTCGCGCCACAGATATTGACCATCTAGGTCCTTCAGCTTGGCCACCACGGCGAGAACGTCGCGGTGGAACAGCCATTCCGCTTTGTTCCAATAGTTGCCTTTGAGGGCAAACTTGGCGGAGATCAGGCCGTCGAAGGTGGGCGAGGTGGCGGTGTTACCGGTGGCCACGTCACGGGCGGTGGTGATGCCGTCAGCGCTGGCGGTAAACAGGCCCAGCGGCTGGTTGGCACCGGTGCCGGTCAGGAAGGCTTTTTCCTGGGCAACCGCAAACTTGTAGGCCAGGCGGGCCATGACCAGAGCTTCGGTGCCGGGCACCTGGCGCAACAGCTTGTTGCTGATCTTCAGCCGCTTGGCCAGCGGTACCGGCTTGAGCTCGCGCTTGCCGAAGGCCATGGTGTTGTCTTCGCCGCCGGTGGCGATTTCGCTGGTCCAGTCGGCATCGGACGGGTCGGCGGTCAAAGTGGGGCAGCCCAGGGAGGCGGCGCCGGGCACCTGGTGCTTGGTGGCGCGCTGGCGGATGA